CGTATTATTGATGGGTTAGAAACCAAGGTTGATACGCTAGATGACAAGCTCGTAGAGCAAATAGCTCATCTAGAAGAGCGGTTAGGTGGCAAGCTAGACGGACAGCATGGGATATTGATTGCACTTATAGACCGGGTGCGCTCTGTGGATAACGAGATAATACGTCAGGACGTACTGTTAAAGACGGTGTTAGGTGTACCCCAACTGCTACAGACTGACCGAATTGCTAAGGCAGATAGAGATGATCAGAGAAAAGATTAGTATAATCCTTGTTATTAACTTATTAATAGCAACAAATTCTTATTCTGATCAGATAACTCATAAGTTTAAATCTCCCAGTTTTAATGGCATAAACACTTCTAGTCATTACCTTACTATTGAAAATCAAGAATTTAATCGCAAAGCTGACATAAAAGCCGAGATAAAAGCGTACCAAGAAGAGTTAGAGCGAGATGCTGAAAATACTACTCTTGCGCGGTTTATACGGAATCTTGAGTCTCGTATCTATGCTGAACTTAGCCGTCAATTAGTTAATAACCTTTTTGGTGATACCGAATCGACTTCGGGTATTCTAGAACTAGAGGGTAATACTATTGAATATTCTATTAATGACGGAATGATAACGCTAACCATAACGGATGCAGATGGAAATGTTACGGAGATTACTCTTCCCGTTGGTGATTTTTACTTCTAGCTGTTCAGTTTTTGATCAGTTTGAGGATACTTACAGCCAAAGGTTTAGCGCCAATAGTGTAGTTACGATAAGTGAGCTACAGTCAAAAGCTTTGAAAGAAGCGGTTCCGCCAACAATCCAGCCTATCGTTGCTGTGTACCAATCCTCGTTTACAGATCAAACGGGTCAACGCAAGAGTAATAGTCAGTTTGCTTTATTCTCAACGGCTGTAACACAACAACCTAGTGCGCTCCTTATTCGTGCTTTAAAACATGCTTCAAACGGTAAATTTTTTAGAGTAGTAGAGCGGGTAGGGCTAGATAATCTAACAAAAGAAAGACAACTTATCCGGTCAGCAAGAGAACAAATGCCGGAAAGTGATAAAAAGAATAACGTCCCACCCTTACTGTTTGCGGGGGTTTTGCTAGAAGGCGCTGTTATAGCGTATGATACTAACTTGACTACTGGAGGTATCGGTGCTAGATACTTAGGTATAGGGAAAAGCGCACAATACCGAAAAGACAACGTAACAGTGTCTTTAAGGATGGTTTCGGTAGCAACAGGTGAAATACTGATAGAGGTGTTAAGCCAAAAAACAGTGTTTAGTTACGGACAATCAGACGATGTTTTTAAATTTATAGAGATGGGAACAGAACTTGTTGAGATAGAGTTAGGTAACTCTCGCAACGAATCTACTACGATAGCCCTTATGAAAGCTATAGAAGGCGCGGTTTTAGAACTCATCAACATTGGCTATGATAGGAGTTTTTGGAAACATGAAAAAGTTAATGATCCTGATTGCAACGATGATTGCATTTCCGCTGTTCGCGGCCGACAATGAAATATACATAGATCAATCGGGTGCTACAGCTAACATAGATATTGAACAGCTCGGTATATCTAACTTGATTGGAGGTCTTAGTTCTTCAGCGGGTAGCTTGAACCCCCTTGACCTAGATGGCACCAGTATGACCTTAGACATTAACATGATCGGCGCTACCAATAAGTTTTTTGGTGATATATGGGCTGATAGTTTTACGGGCAATTACAATTTCACAGGCTCTACCAACCTGTTTACTATCCAAGTAGATCCCGGCAACACTTACGGCGCTGATAGCTCAAATCACTTGGTGAACGTGACGGGAGCCAGCAACACTTTTACTTTAAACCAAGGTACCTCCGCTTTAGCGGCAACATTAGACTTAGATTGGATCATACAGGGTTCAAACAACACCATAACGTCTAACATTAACATTGACGGTGCCACTAACTATGTTGATATTGATGGTTCTGATAACACGTTAACATATACAGGTGCAGGCGTTACAGCTTCGGCTGGGGGTTACTTTTATCTAGATCAAACGGGTGGATCAAGAACATTTAATATACAACAACTGAGTACCCAAGATAATGATTGGCTCAAGATTATTTCTGTTGGCTCTAATGGTACTCTTTGTGTTATTCAAAACGACCAAGGCTCAAGCCTCGGTTGCTGAGATAGGTGGAGTGTCTGAGGTTTCAGGCAACGCACAGATAAGAAGAGAAGCGTCTCCGTTTACCGCAGACTTAAAGTTTTCGGTGCAATCCAACGATGAGGCCGTTACCTCTAACGGCCGTATGGCTATTACATTTCTAGATGACTCGACCGTAAAGCTGACTGAGCATAGTCAACTGACAATCGACGAATACATCTACGATCCAGACCCCTCTAAGTCTAAGATGGCGCTCACCTTTGGGCTAGGCACCGCTAGGTTCATAAGCGGAAAGCTAGGGAAGATAGACAAAAGAAACATATCCCTCAAGACTCCCACGGCTGATATTGCTATTCGCGGGACTGATTTTACTGCAACGGTAGACGAGTTGGGGCGTAGCCTTATTATCTTATTGCCCGACCAGTACGGTGTATCGAGTGGGGAGATAGAAGTTATTACTGCTATGGGGACTGTATTGCTCAACAAGCCGTATGAAGCCACAACTGTATCGGTGTTTGAATCTTCGCCCTCTAAACCTGTTATCTTAGATTTGACCTTAGATTTTATTGATAACATGCTCATTGTCACACCGCCTAAAAAACAAGTAGTGCTTGCTGAAGAAAGAACTTCCAAAACGGCTAATATATTAGACTTTAACGGGTTAGACATCGATTATTTAGAAGAAGATTTGTTAGCCGAGGACGATTTAGAATTTACCGAACTGGACATTAACTACCTAGACGTTAACTATCTTGAAGACTTACTTAATATATTAGACGCCTTGGGTATTGCAAAGGAGGACGACAAGTTAGCACAGGTTTCAGGCGTCACGGTTACTGGAACAGCGCTGGGGATAGACGCCGACACTCAGATAACGACTCTTGTCACGGGTCAAACTATAAGTCTTATTAGAAATGTCAACGAATACACTAGGTTGGATCTTGATACGAGTGGCGGGTACACCGTCATCCTAATACAGGATGGCGTATCTAATGTCATTAAGATTAATGGTGGCGACTCTACAATTAGGATACTACAAGAAGGATGAAGAAGTTAATTATAGGCGCTATCGCCGCGTTTTTGTTTACGGCCCTAATCTATCAACCCACGTTAGTTGAGATCATCAAGCTAAGAACGTTTGATGCTTTAGTACAAACAGCAGAGCCCACCGGCGCTACCGTGCTGTTGAACCTAACAGAGTCCGACATACAAAACGAGGGAGGTTGGCCGTTTCCTAGAGAAAGACTAGCAGAAATACACGTAGATTTACTAAACGCCGGGGCCACTTCTGTTGCATGGGTTGCCGTCTTTAGTGAGCCCGACAGGTTTGGCGGTGATGGTATTTTTGCAAAAGCTTTGTCGTACCACCCTAGTGTTATCGCGATGTTTGAAACGGAGGGCTACAAAGAGATACCTCAAACAGAAGGCACCGTAATACTGGGCGATGATCTTGGCGGCATAGACGCTACAGGAGTCACACAAAACATTGAGATTTTTAGGTATGTATCACTACAGGGTATAGTTTCCGCACCAGTTGATGTTGATAACTTAGTTCGTAGAATGCCTCTGTTAATGCGTAGTCCAGACGGATGGATGGCTAGTTTTGGCACCCAATTGTTAAAAGCTGTAACAGGTACTAATACCTACGTAATAAAAACCAATGCCAACGGAATAGAAGAGGTCCGTGTAAAGCAATTAAACCCTATACCTACTGATACTTTTGGCAGAGTCTGGGTAAATTGGATCGCGCCTCACGAAACATCTTTAGATAAAATGGATGTAGAGGGGAAGATGGTTATAGTAGGGACTACGGCTAAGGGCATTCTTCCGCAAGTTTCTACTCCCAAAGGGCTTTTATACCCTCATCAAATTCAAGCTTCTTTTGTTGAAACCATGCTTCACGCGTCAAACAAGTCTATGCCCCGGATACCGCAAGCCTCGCTCCTCTATGAGATGCTTAACTTTGTCTTTGGGGTGCTGTTAGTGTATTTATTTATCAACTACCTAGGGGTGTACCTAGGGATTACTTTTTCTGCGTTAGCTATTGGAGGTATGGGCGTACTAGGGTATATGTTAATACAAAGAGGGCTTCTAATAGATGTAACGTGGACAATGATTTCTCAGTTTGTTGTGGCATCTGCTACTTTTTATCTTAATTACAAAGAACAATACAAGCTTAGACAACTGATTAAGAAGCAATTTGAACATTACTTAGACCCCCGGCAGGTAAAGAGATTGCAAGAAAACCCCGAATTACTCAAGTTAGGGGGTGAAAAACGTTACTGTACGTTCTTATTTACGGACGTGCGCGGGTTCACGGCCCTGTCAGAGAGTGTAAGCCCCGAAGAAGTGACGTATATAATGAATAAGGCCCTTACGGCACAACAAACTGCTGTAAAAAAATTTGGAGGCTGTACAGACAAGTTTATCGGAGACGCCATGATGGCAATATTCGGTGCTCCTTTGGACCTAGAAGGGCACGAAGAAAAAGCAATACAATGTGCTAAACAAATACAGCTAAACATGGCCGAATTAAATGTCGAGTTTGAAACAGAAGGTTTGCCGCCCATTAAGATTGGCATAGGTATTAACAGCGGCGAGGCCATCATAGGGAACATGGGATCAGAACAACGGTTTGACTACACCGCTATTGGCGATGCTGTAAATGTTGCGGCTCGGTTAGAGTCCGGTACTAAAGCGGCGGGCGTAGATGTCTTGATAGGAGATAAGACTGCACAAAACGCTTGCAGTAGGTTACAATTATTACCTCCAATAGAAGCTAAAGGTAAATCTGAGAAATTACAGGTTTATACTATACACCATAAGGGGTGAGAATAATTACAATTATACCCTTTCTTTAAAAGTGAGATGAAATGCCCCTTACTAAATTGCAGTTTAGACCCGGTGTTAATCGTGAAACCACGTCGTATACGAACGAGGGTGGATGGTTTGATTGCGATAAAATCAGGTTTCGATTTGGAACGCCTGAGAAAATAGGCGGTTGGGCAAAAAAATCTGGGCGATCTTACCTAGGTACCGCACGAGCTTTGCATCCTTTTGTAGCCCTAGACAGTACTCAGTTTTTAGGTGTGGGTACACATCTGAAATACTACGTAGATGAGGGTGGTGGTTTTAACGACATTACGCCTTTACGTGTTTCTACTGCGGCGGGCGGCGTTGTATTCTCCGCGACCAACGGCTCTTCAACCATTACAGCGACTGACTCCAATCACGGGGCTCTTGCCGGGGACTTTGTAACCTTTAGCGGTGCGGCTACTCTTGGCGGAACCATTACAGCGGCTGTTTTAAATCAAGAATACGAAATTGTTGCTGTTACTAGCGTTAATGCTTATACCTTTATTGCTCGCACGGTCAGCACGGTTGCGGATAACACCGTTGACGGAGTTCTAGTCTACGTTCCGGTTGTGGCTAACGGGTCTGATTCGGGTAATGGTGGCGGAAGTATTATTGGAGCTTATCAAGTTAACATCGGACTAGACACTACGGTGTCCGGAACCGGTTGGGGCGCAGGTACATGGGGCCGTGATACGTGGGGCTCTAGTGCTAGTTTGCTTGTTTCGGGCTCTACTTTACGTATATGGACCCACGATAACTTAGGTGAGGACCTGTTAATTAACGTTCGGGATGCCGGAATATTTTACTGGGACAAAAGTACGCGGTCCGCGCCTTTCCGACCTGCACAAGCTTTATCCGATTTATCCACGGACCCTACGACGCCTACCATTGCTAAACAAGTCCTTGTATCCGATGTTGACAGACACACGATAGTGTTTGGGTGTGATGCTCAGAACTCTATTGGCGTTCAAGACC